CCTGGAACCATCAGTAGCAGATTCGCTGATCAAAAAATTTGAAGACAGTCGTGGGCAAGCTGTGTTTGAAGTCAACAACATGGGCCGCTGGGGTGCTGGTCTAGAAACAGGCAGTTACGCACCAGTGTTGGTGTTGCCGCTGGAAGAATATCGCGATTATTTCATACAAAAGTATATCACAGACGTACATCCAGACTTTGAGCAATTTCAGAATTTAACACTGTTCATGCATGTATGGCTGCCAGGCAGTCAGATCAACTGGCATCACGACGCTCCAGAAAATCAACGACGATTGAGCAGCACCATTTATCTTAACCGCAGTTGGAGTTGGAATTGGGGAGGATTGTTTTTGTACGACGACCCTGAAATGCCTGGCAAACAAGGTTGGGTATTTCCTCATTTCAACAGCATGGTTTGGTTTAGACCCCCACTGTGGCATTCTACTACCATGGTGACCAATCAGGCAGAAATGCCTAGATTGAGCATACAACTATTTTTCAACCCCAGCTAAAATGGAATTACATCATTGGTTCCCTAGTGTGGTAGGCAAAGTGTATGACCCATCATGGGTTGACAGCTTGCGAACTTTCACACAGCCAATTTTTCAAGAGGCCAACATCAACCAAAGTTTTTACCACAATGGTCGAACCACTTATGGCACTAGAAATCTAACTGAGCGTCCAGAATTTGCTCCATTTATAAATTGGGTTCAAGGGCTGGCCCGAGACTTTTTAGACAAACAAGGATTTGATGCTGATGCTGTGAATTGGCGACCATATTTTTTTGCCAACCATTTTGAACAAGGCAGCACTCATCCCAAACATGTACATACTCAGTGTAGTATCAGCGGTATCTATTACATAGATACTCCTCCTGGTTCAGCAGACATTGTGTTTTATCCAAACCAGCCTTTTAGAGAATTTTTTGACTATCTATACGCTGTAAAAGATACCAACAATTGGTACAGCATGTCTAACACACGGTATCAAGCTCAAAGCGGTTTGTTGTTGTTGTGGCCATCTTGGTTGTATCATGAAGTGCCGCCCAATAACAGTGTGGCACCTCGCACCAGTGTGGTATTCAACTTGTAATTATTCTATCACACGCAGTTTGTCTTGAACTGTGTCTAGACTCAGAGTATTCCACAGTCCAGGATGCATGGGTCTGGGCCAAGACCCTGAAGAAATCCACGCATATCCCAAATGTTCTTGATTGAGCACAGGGACAAATTCTTGATCAACACTACACCAAAAGGTGTGATACACAAAGCTCTTGTCGTTGCTGGTGAATTTTTCCAGCGGCACCAAACGGTTGTAGTCAGGCATGCTGCCAAGTTCTTCTTCGCACTCTCGCAGCAGACATTCCAGCAGGTTTTCACCAGGATCAATCTTGCCTCCAGGCAGTCCCCAACTGCCTGGATGACGATCGTCGTTTCTCAGCAAAAACAAGTAACGGCTGGTCTGACTGGCGTAAAAACACACGCCCACAGCATTTACAACACGATGCTCCATGATCCTCCGTTGTACAAACCGTCGATGCTTTTTACCCATTGTGAGCCAGTCCAGCGAAATTGAATACCAGTATTTAAATTGGTCACATATTGCGGCACAGATATCAGTTGGCTGTCAAAGCTCACTTGCCACCATCCATTTTGGTATTCAATGATGTCGTTGGCATTGGCAATCAAAGGCTGTCCACCTATGCCCAGCCATGCTGTGGGATTTTGAGTGTTGTTGGCATTACCTGTTGATTCAGTGAGCAAATAGCGTTGACCGTCTTGACTACTGTCAAGTCCATCCAGCGGAGCACTGGTCAATGGGTTAATTACCGCAGTCACTGGATCCAGAGTGTTTTGAGGTTCAGTATCTGGGTCAATGTTGTAAATCAACAGCCGATCATCGCCAGGGTTCACTGTTATTGTGCCCACAATGTAGTTGTCAGGCGCAGCAGGATCATCTAGAGTAATGTAACTGATGCCAGGGCGCAATACTCCATAGGCATTGATAACCGCAGGCCAGGTAATTTGCGGAGTTTCTGACACAGGAAAATTAAACGGGTCAAAACTGGTAGCAGGCTCGGTGATGACTTGATTGGCATTCAGTATTTGTAGTTGATTGCCTAACAATGCTACTTTGTAGTTCCATGGAGTAACTTTGACTCTGGTGCCCAGCAGTAGATCGTTGTCAAGTACAGCATTGGCAGCATCGCCTTGAGCATCGTATATGCTGGCAATCACACGTTCCACAATGCCCAGCTTCTTGACTTTGACTGGCGAGCTGATCCAAATTGGAATGCCAAATGTCAGAGTCATAATATCAATGGGATTTTCAGTGCCTTGGGGCACAGTTCTACTGCTCCACTGAACACGCTCTAACTCTACCACACTGAGACTGGTCCAATCAATGAAGTTGTCTGTGCTTTGTATTTCCAAAGCAGGATTGAACAGTGTGGCAATCTGTTCAAAGATCTGCATTTTTTGATTGGTATTTGAAGTCCATACATCCAAGTTTATGGTCATGCGATATGGCACTGGCATCAAACGTTCTATTGTAAAAGCATTGCCCTGTGTGGTTTCATAGGTTTCTGTGTTGACGTCATAGCTGCGTTGACGCACACCAACTTTGCCCACAAAATAAGGCTCCTGCATTCTGGGACGATCATAGTCCATGCCAGTGATGTAAAAAGTCATCAGCGGGGTGGCTGGCATACTGCTGGCGGAGTTCTGTTGAAGAATGGTCTGTGCTTGACGGCTGGCATCACCATAGCGTATGGGCACACGATATAAATCATTGGCCAGCTGAGGATCGCGACCAAATTCAACTTGGAAATTGCTCAACATTCTGGTAAACTGTAACATGTACCTTCTTATCTGAGCATCATAAAAATACTGTTGAATTTTTGCTCTCCTTAGCTGCTGGGCTGACCAGGCTGTGTGTTTGGATAAGGGTTAGGCGGAAAATCTCCGCCTTGATTGCCATTGTCTCCGTCAGGGGACAGGGCCTGGCTAAGACTTTGACGACTGGGAATATTGCCTTGATCTGTGGTACGCATGGTATATGTATTGTTAACAAAGCTGGACCTCAAGGTATTGTTGTCTGGTCCTGGTGTTAGATCTGTACGGGTAACATTTTCTATGCGCACCCAACGGCCGCCATCATATCTAAACAGTCGATTTGGAAAATAATCTTGTCGTAACCAATAGTCGCCCAATTGTGCTGTGGTAGGAAAAGCTATGCCTGCGCCTTTGACAGGAATCCCATTGGGCGGAGTTCCAGTACCAGTTCCAGTCAAGTAACCGTCAGTCCAGCCAAATGTGCTGGGTGTGTCTCCTTGATTGGCCACTGATGAACTGACCACAACCAGGGTATCGTCAGCTGAGTATGTGCCTGGGTTGGCTGGGTTGCCAGTGGGTGTGGTAGGCACAATGTAAAATTTCACAGTGTCATAACCGCTTTTTGGCACTATGGCTTCAGCCTGTATCAGTATGGCATCGTTGATTTCCAGATCTTTGGGTCTGGTACTGCCCTTGTCTGCTATGGTTGTTGGATTGGGAATCACTGCCCAATAATCGGTGTTGGTAATGTCAGTGCCTGGCGGCACATTGCGTATGGCACGATAGTAAGTATCGCCACTATTGACCACAGTGCCATTGGGATAAAAATTGCCTGGATCCCAGATGTTGTTGGGCATGAATGGTTTGTCTAGTATTTGTCTAAATTCTTGAGCATTGACCAAGGGTGTGGCTTTCACACGCCACAGGTGAGGCAACCAAGTTTGACTAAATCCTTCAGACGCAAAAGCAGCGTCTTGAATCACGTAGTATCTGGGCAAGGGCAACTGTATGTCAGGATCCAGCGGGTTGTAATCTTTTAAGTTTGGCATTTCCAAAACATCACCCGACATCAATTTGCGTCCAAACGTGTCTATCATGTCATTGTAATGAAACGTTATAAACAGTGTGTCATTGTTTAAAAATAGACCAAACTGTGTTAGATCAAAATCAATGTCTTGCGTTTGGTACACACCTCGCATGACATACACATCGGGATCGTAGGAACGATCGCGATTTTCTAACAGCAGTAAGTCCTCAATGAACAACGGGTTGCTTTGATCATATTTGGGCAAGGTAGCATCAGAATTGCCCTCGTTGTCGGGCATGATTGGGCCCATGTACTTGTGAGTATAAATGTCTACTCCGCCCACAGTGTACATTTCTGATATGGTTCTATCAAAAAATTGATAATCATTGGTTCGATTGGGGCGGTAAAGTGACAAACGTGGCATGGTCAAGTATTTATGGGCAGGTTGACTGAATATTCTATGCCTGCTACAATTTGGGCATGAAAGTAGTCAAACTCAACCGCAGATTCAAACAGTTCAAAGAAAACGGGCACACTGTGGCTTTGCGTTTTCCAAACTGGAGCAAACAAGCCATTGCTGTAGAAGATCATACTTGCAAAAAGTTAGGAGGTGGCGGTTGGAGTCGCACTGATTCTTGGTTCAGTTATTTCGGCGCCTCAAACGGTCATTCAGACAGGAAAACTTTTTGGATTACCTTTCGCAATGAAGCAGATCTTACTTTGGTAATGCTTTCGCTTGACTTGACCAAAAATCAGTGATTTGCTATAATTAATGTTTGCCATCAGGAGTCCCAATGAAAACTGCTGTTCTCAAGCCCTTGAATCCCCGCAGTGCTGATACCAAATACGTAGGTGACGAGCCACTGTGGCGCGAACAGCCCATGGTCAATCGTTTTGCTGTGCTTACTAGAGCATTCAACTGGTATGGCTACTTCTACGGCAAAAAAGAAGCCAAAGATTTTATTGCTGGCTATCTTGACCGCCGTGAGCGTGATCGTGATGCTCGGCGAATTCGTGCTCTGCCCGACAGTCAAATACGCCTTACTCCAGGCTGGCTGTGCCGCATGGCAGACATGGGCCTCAATTTGGATCAGCATGAGCAGATCAAGTTGGACAATATGATTGCTGAGTTGCTGGCAATCAAAAACAAGGAACAACCTGAAACACCAGCAGTGGAAGATGCTGTGCCTCGACAAAACATTCAGGACCGCCTGCGTGAAAAACTCAGCGAGTGCCTGGGTGAGTTGGAGGGCCAATTTGATGACTTTGTTCAAAATGGAGCCAAGCTCACTGCTGACTACAAACCTGTCAGTCTCATGCGTTCAATGAATGTGGCTCCGCAGCTGATTCACATGATCAAAGATCGGTGGACCAGCAAACTCAATGAATTTGAGTTGGCAGTGGCTGGACGGGATGCTGACTTGGTCAAGGGCTATGATTACCTTACCAAAATTCAGCTCAAAAACTGTGTGAAGTTCTGTGAACTGGTGTTGACAGATTGCGGCTCTTACATTCAGATCAAGAAAGTTGAGCGCAAGCCTCGCAAAGTCAAACCAGTGGCTCCTGAAAAACGAGCTGCCAAGTTCAAAATCTGCGCCGAAGTGGCTGAACTCAAACTCAAGAGCCTGAGTGCCGCACAGTTGGTAGACAAGTCAGAAGCCTGGCTGTACGACAGCAAAAAACGCAAATTGATTCACTTGGTGGCCGACGATCATGCCAAAGTTTTCACTGTGAAAAACAATTCAGTGATTGGATTTTCCACTGTGGAAACACAGCAAAAAACTCTGCGCAAACCTGCTGAAACAATCAAAGCCATGATGTCAGCTGGCAAGCCAGCTGCTCGCAAATTGTTCAAAGAAATCCGTGCCACTGAAACTGCTTGGAACGCCCGGGGCACAGAGAACTTGGTGATTTTGCGAGTGTGGTGATCAGCTAAATATAGTCAGCGGAGTCCCACAATGGCCCAGACAGCACTGACACTTGATCAATTAAAACGCAATCTTTTTGAATATGTTAGATTCACCTTGGGTGATCAAATCATTGACATTGAATTGGATCCAGCCCACTTTGAAGCGGCCTATACCCGTACTTTGGGCACTTATCGGCAGCGGGCACAAAACGCCTATGAAGAAAGTTATATCTTCATGGAGTTAATCAATGATTTGAACATCTATGAATTGCCGCAAGAAGTGGTTCAAGTACGACAGATTTTTCGTAGAACATTTGGCATAGCCACTGGGCCCTTTGGTTCAAACTTTGATCCATTTAGCCAGGCGCAGATGAATGTGTACCTAATCAATTTCAATCAAGCAGGCGGCCTGGCCACCTATGACTTTTACACACAGTATGTGGAACTGGCTGCCAGAATGTTTGGTGGGTTTATCAACTACACCTGGAACCCAGTGACCAAAAAACTTCAGCTGATTAGAGATCCCAAAGGCAATGGCGAAACTGTGTTGCTGTGGTGCTACAATCTCAAACCCGAAGTAAACTTGCTTCAAGACTTTCAAATCAGTCAGTGGATTCGCGACTACATGGTAGCAGCCAGCAAAATGATCATTGGTGAAGCTCGTGAAAAATTTGGCACCATTGCTGGTCCGCAAGCCGGCACCAGTCTCAATGGCAGTGCCATGAAGGCCGAAGCTCAAACTCAAATTGATGCTTTGTTAGGACAGCTGGTCAACTATGTAGATGGCTCACAGCCATTGACTTGGGTCATTGGCTAATGAAAACACTCATTGTTGGTTGTAGTTACGTAGAAAACCTCACCTGGCAAAAGTTAGTAAACGCAGATAAAATTACACTTCGAGGAACCAGTGGGGCTGGCAACCAAAGCATTGCGGCTCGGGTGGTGTACGAATGTAGTAAAGTCAATTATGACAATGTCATTGTTCTTTGGAGTGGAGTAAATCGGCTGGATTTTCCAGTGGGGCGAGAACTACATTCTACTTTGCCTAGAAAGCGCAATAATGAATTTGTCTATGACTGCTTCACAGAAATGGATGATGTAGTTTGGTATCACAGCGGTGGCTACCGATTATCAGGCACTGCAGACCATTCACCAAAATTTCTGCGAGAGTGGTTGCACCATCAATATCTATCAGCCACTCCAAATTATCTATCAACACTGACGTTGTTGAGCATTATTCAAGCACAAACCTTTTTGGAATCTAAAAATATTCGTTACCAAATGGGCTTTATATACGATGTTGACCAAGACTACTCTCAGACAAAATGGGAACCAGGTTGTGGGAAACTTGATAGAACTTCCTCTCTAAATAGACTAATACACTGGGACAAATTTATCAAACCTGAGCCGTTTGAGTACACTCGAGATCATGGTGAGTATTTTGATATATTCCACCCTACGTTTGATACCATGGCCAAATGGTTTTTGCAACATGTTGGCATAGACATCGCTCAATAATTGCGTTATAATAGCGCATGGACATAATGA